CGGTGGACTTAGATACATTATTAGACATGAAGTGCCAGCAATACTTGAGGCATCAAATATCGTGTCGCGCATAGATAAACTTGAATCAATGGTCTTAGAATTGCTTACTCATGAGCGCAAGAAGAATATCAAAAAGCGAACAAGCCGCTAAGCGTAAGCGGAAAGAAGCCGCTGCGCGTAGAACAAAGGCTGACATTTTGCTACCCATAGATATTTGGGCTGCATCTATTGTTGAATGTTTTGAGGCGTTAGTTCGTGCTGGATATGGTGAAGATAGGGCGCGCTGGTACATTGAAGAACAGTTGCGTTTACCCGATTGGGTAATACAGAATCCTAATCATTCTCCCTATGAAGATGAAGATGAGGATGAAGATTAAGCGAATTGTAGTCATATCCGATCTACAAGTACCTTTTCACGATAAGAAAGCAGTAAAGAATGTTGCCCAGTTCATCAGAAAGTACAAGCCTGATGACGTTCTATGTGTGGGCGATGAGATTGACTTCCAAACAATTAGCCGATGGTCAACCGGTAGGGATGAGTGGTCGGGAAGCATTGGTAGAGATCGTGATGAAACTGTCCGAGTTCTCGCCGAGCTTCAGGTTAGACACCTCAGCCGAAGCAATCACGGGGCAAGACTTTACAACTCACTAAGCAAGCGCCTACCTGGCCTTATTGGTCTGCCTGAATTGAGCATTGAGAAGTTCTTGCACCTGGATGATTTAGGCATTACTTACCATAGCAAGCCATACCAGTTCCATGATGGCTGGGTAATGGTTCATGGCGATGAGCAGAGCATCAAGCCACAGGGGGGTTTAACGGCCCTAGAATCGGCTAAGAGGCATGGATTGTCGGTAGTCTGTGGTCATACCCATAGACAGGGCATTTCAAGCTTTACAACGGCTTCTGGGGGCGTTTTAAGGGGTATCCTCACAGGCTTTGAGGTTGGACATTTGATGGATGAGAGCCAAGCCTATTACACACGCGGAACATTTAACTGGCAAAAAGGTTTTGGAATCATTTACATAGACAGAAAACGTGTCCAGCCAGTAGCCATACCAATAGAAAAAGATGGCAGCTTCTTAGTTGAAGGCAAGCGATATGGTTGAGGACATCTTTCCAATCCATAGAACTATTGATGATCACATGGATAACTTTGATGGCGTGTCGCTGATTGACAAATAGCATATAGACCCTTCAAAATAGGATTTGAAATCCTATTTGAAAGGGGTTTAGGGCATGGCGATTAGATATGATCGTAAGTCGGGTGCGTATACCGATGGCAAGCACTTTGTGCGAGCTTCATTTATACGCGATTACGCAAAGAAAAAACTAGGCATGAGCCAACAACGCGGCAGAATTAGTCGCGAGGTTTTGGCTGCTTATTTTCTTGATGTACATGGGGTGAGCGCAGATGTTGAATGATATGCGTTTAGTTGAGTTAGCACTCTATTGCTTTTTATTTGTATTAAGTGCATACACAATCGGTGTATTCATTAAGGAGAAGGGCTATAAGGAAGGCTGGGCAGATGGGTACAGACGGGGCAAATCAGTTGCGAGCGAAAGATTTATTGACTAATGCAGCGACAACGATTACTAATAGAGGGGCAACGCATGGTCATTACGACACGACAATGCTTAGAACAGCAAAATTGTGGGAAGACTATTTTGAACGCCCAGTTGAACCGATGGATGTTGCAATCTGTATGGCATTGGTCAAACTTGCACGAATCATGGAAACTAAAACAAATGTTGATAGTTGGTTGGATGCCGTTGCCTATTTCGCCATTGCCGGAGAACTTGCCGTCAAAGATTGGAATGATTTGGATGCTTTCTAGATCACCAAAAGGCATTTGGTGTGATTACTGCAAGTACCGCCATGGTACTAGCAGCTTACTTGGACAAAAGCAAGCTACTTGGCAGATAACAAGCAAGCGATATGGGAAATTAGTTGTCAGGCATTACTGCCAATCTTGTGCTAACGAAGTTCAAGCATGGCCTGATGGCACTATCTGGACTTTGAAGGAACAAATTGACTATGCAAAAGGAGAAACCCTAGATGTTTAATTTAGCTAATTATGAAGATGTAGATACGAGGATACACAAATTTTATGAAACCTATGAAGACGGCTCAATACTCACAGAACTCATTACCAATGACGAAGAAAAAGGCATTGTTATATTTAAGGCAGTTGCTTTCCGTACCCACGTTGATACTGCTCCTTCCGCTATTGGTTATGCGCGCGGCGCTCGCAAGGATAGGGGTGTGGATCGCGATTTTTGGTTTGAGAATTGCGAAACTAGCGCAATTGGAAGATGCCTGGCTAATCTCGGATTATCTGCTAAAGGAAAGCGAGCAAGCAGCCTTGAAATGGCTAAGGTTAATGAAGCTGCGACAAACGCTCCTATACGTGTACGCACAAAAGAACATAAGGAGTTCCTAGATGCAAACAACAAAGAAACTGAAATCATCTGGGATACAACGATTGAGCCACCGGCTGACTATGAACCCGTATTTGAGAATGCAGTTGCTCTTGTTACTGAGAAGTTATCTGCCCATCCTGTTCCAATGTGTAAGCATGGCGCTCGTGTCTTGCGTGAAGGTACTGGCAAAAATGGTGCTTATCGTGGTTGGGGCTGCTTACTTCCTATGAGGCAAAAAGCTGAACAATGTAAAGCAATATGGATGATGCTTGGTAAGGATGGAACATGGTCATTTAGACCTGAAGATGAAGAATTGTTAGTGGGGTGATGAGATGTTAGTGCTAGATAAAACACTTGACGTGTGCGACAATTGCAACGAGCCAATTACGGCTGGGTCTGCAAAACCTTGCAAATGCCACACATGCCAAGTAAGGACTAACTAAGTGAGTAATCAAAGTCGCAAGCATAGAGGCTATGCAACTCAGCGCATTGTAGCAGAATACTTGCAAGGGCAAGGCTGGAAGCATGCGCTACCTGTTGGGGCTGGTAGAGATGGCTCGGACATCACGGGAATTGATGGCCTAGACATTGAAATTAAAGCTCGCACAAACCTTGATTTGTCAGGGCTGATGCGCCAACTTCATGATCGCAAGGCAAACAAAGGGATGGGCGTGGGTGTTCTACGTCTAAATGGTCAGGGTGAGAAATCCGTTGAGCAATACGTTGCTGTTCTCACCTTGGCTGACTTAGTATATTTATTGCAGGCAAGTGGCTACTGAACCTAATCTAATACATCGTTGCAAAGGATGTGGACTATGGATATATGGAAAAAGAGATTACTGCGAGGAATGCAACACGCCCAAGGTTACGCACAAATAACAAATAGATTTGACACTATGAGTATGCTTAGCATGCCAGCAAGCCTGAAAGGCAGCTTGCACGGCAAGCAAGCAATCGCCAGAGCTATGTTTATTGCTGGATTAGCAATTGCACTACTGCCGCTGCAAACAATACAAACAAACGCTGCTGATAAGCGCAGTTATCATGTTATGAATGTTAAATTGTATGCGTATAATCAAATGGAATGGAAGCAGTTTGAATGCTATAACTGGCTTATACATCATGAAAGTAGATGGAACTATAAGGCTAAGAATGGTAGCCATTATGGATTAGGACAGATGCGCTCTAAGTGGTATGGCACACTAGATCCATATAAGCAAGTAGATGCACATATAAAGTACATTCAACATAGATATGATGGATGTGCATGTAAGGCATACAATCATTGGAAGGATAAAGGATGGCATTAAAGCCATACAGAGCTACTTCCCATTGGAAGAAGATAAGGTTAAAGGTGCTTAATCGTGATGCATGGACTTGTAACTATTGTGGGGAATCTGCTAATGAAGTTGATCACGTATATCCCAAGTCCAAGGGCGGTGAAGATACGTTGGATAATCTGGTGGCTGCGTGTAGAAGGTGTAACATCAAAAAAAAGGATGCCGTTTTTTTAGGCTCAGCTTCTACCCCCCCTGCCTTTCGCTTCAATAACTCTCCAAAAGGTGCAAATCAATCCAAATCAGTTCAAAACGGACATACTACAATCCACGTTGATGCGGATTCTCCCTTTATTAGTCCAGGTCAGCCGGGG